CTTTTGGCAATACTTTGCATGCGTCAACACTTCTTTCTTGAACATCTCCATAAACTTCTCGCGGTACTGGTTAAAGAATAACGTCTTGCGTAGTCTACTCATCTGGACACTATTCATCGCTCCGCGTCCTGCTTCATCTAAACATGGGGTGTCGCACTCTGCAACATGTGCCATAGGACACATATTGACACCTGATTTTTTTGCGGGACTTCCATAGTTTACAAGTATCGATATACCTTTCTTGAAGTCTTTTGATGTTTTGGGGTTATCCTTGTTAAATATCTTACTAGGAAATTCCGAAAACCATTTTGTATATTTATCGCTTGTGAGTATCTGGTCGCGTACTTCGGGCGATAGTTTAGATAAATCGTATATTATCATGATACACTTACTCCTTCTGTTATGTAGTGTGGGGATACAATGCAATCATGCATCGTACCCACCCAATATTAGATAGCAACTTTTCTAAGGTTCTTTCTAGATACCCATTGTCCAGTTGTTGCGTCTCTATCAACTAAGAAATACTGCTTGTGACTAGAGAATGAGCCTACTGGCTTGTTATATCTGTTAGTCTTTCTCTGATAAAACACTTGTGATATTTCATCAAAAGTTTTGATTGCAGATTTTACATTGATAGTTCCGATATATGTTTCTGTATTTTTCATAATACATCTCCTAAGTTGGTTATGGTTGTTATGGATATAGTCATTATATCCCCACATTACATATAATAATATAGTATGATAGGCAATAGCATTGCATAGATAAGGAATTACTAGGAGTATCTATCAACTCTTTTTGCCTTATCCCCTGATATTAGCAACTGTACAATACAAGCTAATAACTAGGTCAACAGATTATTTGTAAGTCATATAAAATTTGAACAATAACAAATTGCCTATCAAATATATTAGGTGAGTAATCGAGAGTTTCGTATATTGCTTTGGCGCATAAGACAATCCAAGTCTCGCACATTTACGTTAATAACAATGTATTAATAATCTCGCGTTATAGTAGTTTTGGTGCATCACGTCCTCAGATGCGAATCCTTTAGAGCAAACATATAACTGCTAAGTTTCTAAAGGTGGTAGGTACAACTATTAAAACCTACCCGAAATTTATCGCCCACTATCCACTTGCCTACCAAGGTATTCCATCTCGACTATCTTTAGTCAGAATGCTTCACGTCAAGACTTGGAACGTGTTACCAACTAAAACAGTTTCGAAACTTTTGTAAACCTTGTAACATAACTCTTACACAGTCACAGTAGTGTTCGCCTTGATGGGTCGTTATTTCGCGTTACCCACCGCCTAGTCCAGTCTAGGCTTGCTATGCGCTTTTATTGCGCTTGGGGTGGTAGTTGCAATTAGCGTGCCAACTTTTGCACCCCTGATATTTTTTCTCTTTTTTCTCGTATCGTATCTCCTAAAATGTTTTTGTCGTTCTTGGGGTGGTAGTTGCACATGCCATGCCAACTTTAAAAATTTAGTAAAAAAAAGTTAAAAAAAGATAAAAAAATTTTTTACATATATAACTAGTGGTTTTATAGGCTTTTTGGCATGGGTCGATGATAGTAAATTTTGGGGGGGTGTATTTTCATGCACCGCCTAGTGGGGATATGCCATTTTTTTGACGTTTTTGCGTGTCAATTTATTGTCAAAGGTGTCAAGTGATTGACTATCAGTTGATATATTATAATTTATTCAATAAAATCAAACACTTAGCCTATATATCGCTACTATTTGCATTTATTTTGCTTTTTCTGGGGGGTCGAAGTGATAGTGGCACGCTATTTGCTTTGGGTGGGCGTGCGCCATGTGGGGGTATACAGTACGTATGTACACAGAAATACACAGATTAGGTATTTTGAGTGTTAACCACAAGAGTAACTGAAAACTATTTGCATGTTAGCAGCAATAAATATCTTGACAGGGGTTGACAAGTATGGTATAATTATACATAACTAGGTTCACTTAAAGTGATACATTAAGATGTTTATAAATTAAGATTGTTAATAACACTTAAATGTACACTTAAATGGTTTTTCTATAAAATAATTTAAGAAAGTTCTTGACTTTGAGTAAAAAATCAGTAAAACTATATACTGATGATGTACTTACATCTTTTTATGATGCTATCCGTACTAATTCTGTAGAGCGTCTGCACATTCCACACAGCGATGTGTTCTATGTTCGTGCCGCTGTAGAAGCAAAGTACGGAAAAAGGTTCTCTCTTAAACATGTAGAGACCATAATGAAAGAAGAAGGGTGGACAGAGACTGATGGGCAAGAAAGTTCCAGTGATATCAATAGGTGTCGGAATGGCTGACATGGATAAGCTAAAGAAGAAAATGAAAAAAGCCGAAATGATGAACGGTGGTATGGCTAATGGAAAGCCACACATGTATTCTAATGGTGGAAGTGTTACAGATAACTTGCCTAACAAGGGACTGAAAGAGTTGGTGAAATCACCTGCAGGTAAAGAAGCAGTCCGCAACATGGGATTTAACGTATAACACACCCGATAGAGAGTGACATTCGTAATTGGTCACATAATTTTTTAGAATTACCCAGTGAGAAGCTAAACGGATTACCACCCTGCCCTTATGCTAGGCAGGCTTGGGTTGATAACAAAGTTAAGTTTGATATCAATACAGGTTTAGAAGGATTACTAAAAACAGTATCAGAGTTTGACACACACAACTATGATATTGTTGTATGGGCAGAAGAGAACCTACCCGACATGGACTACTTAGATGGTTGGTGTGATGGTGTAAACGAAGCTCTATCTGTCTGTGGTAAAGATATACACCTCATGGTGTTTCATCCAGACTATGATGCTACAGAAGCAGGTCTGGATTTTCTCGTTGATGACGGTGTTACAGACGAGAGCCTAAGTTACTGCATGGTATTTGTGCAGCGACTATCAACCCTAGACGATGCCGCACTAAGTCTGGAGAAGTCTGGGTATTACAAACACTTTCCAACAGATGTGTTTGAATCATTAGTGCTAGACAGAAGGAGACTGAGAGATGGCAATGGGTAAAGCGAAAATGGCGAAGAAAAAGCTCAAAGGCGGTGGAATGGCTAAGATGGCTAAGAAGCGCATGATGGGCGGTGGAATGGCTAAGATGGCTAAGAAGAAAAAGATGAGAGGTGGAGGAATGTCTGCCAAGAAGAAAATGATGGGTGGCGGCATGGCTAAGATGGCGAAGAAAAAAATGATGCGCGGCGGCGCAATGAAAAAGAAGAAGTAATGGTTTATTTATCAGAGTCATCGGTGCATGGCTTTGGAATTTTTGCAGACAAAGATTATGCTATAGGAGATACACTTGAACTGTGCTATTATCTTGTTACTGATGATTCTGATATGACCGATACATGTGTACTACACGATTACGTATTTAGTACACCAAATGAAGAAGAAGAATATCTAGTTCCACTAGGAAATGCCATGATATACAACCACAGCAGTGACCCTAACGCTGAGTGGGAAATACATGACGATAATAACTTTATACGATTTAAAGCTGTAAAGAATATTAAAAAGGGTGAAGAAATACTTCACGATTATGGTGAGGAATACTGGGAGAGCAGAAATGGTGAAACCGAAGATAGCCAAGAAGAAAGTAAACAAAGTTATAAAGGGATTGAAGAAAGCTTCCAACCTACACGCAAAGCAAGCTAAGTCCCTATCTACTTTAAAACTAAACAAAGGCAGCACTGTCAACAAAGCAGGCAATTACACCAAGCCCGGAATGCGAAAGCGTATGTTCTCTGCAATTAAGGCAGGCGGTAAAGGTGGCGCACCGGGACAATGGTCTGCAAGAAAAGCACAACTACTAGCACAACGCTACAAAAAAGGTGGAGGGGGCTATAAATAAAGACCCCAAAAAAGGAACAGGCAAAAAGCCAAAAGGAACTGGTAGAAGATTATACACTGATGAAAATCCCAAAGATACAGTCCCTATTAGATTTGCCACTGTGGCTGATGCCAAGAGAACTGTGGCGAAGGTTAAAAAAGTTAAAAAATCGTTTGCGAGGAAAATACAAATCTTGACAGTGATGGAACAACGTGCTAAAGTAATGGGTAAAGACGCTGTTGTTAAGATTGCTAAACTTGGTAAACAACAACTAAGGAAGCAACATGGCACTAGCAAAGTCACAGCGTAGTCTTAAATCATGGACAAAACAAAAGTGGAGAACAAAGAGTGGTAAACCCAGTAGCAAAACTGGAGAGCGTTATCTACCAACGGCTGCAATCAAAGCTCTATCACCCCAAGAGTACGCAGCAACTACTAAAGCGAAAAGAGAAGGAACAAGAAAAGGCAAACAGTTCGTTAAACAGCCTAAAAGAATCTCTAAAAAAACGCGAAGTTATAGAAAAGTTACATAACGTAGGATATTTTATAGGAGAATAAATATGGCATTACCTTTAGTACCTGCTGCTTTATTAGCAGCTTTAAGAGTTGGAAAGGCAGTAGCCCCACTAGTTAAAAAGTATGGAGCAAAGGCTGTAAAAGAAGGAAAGGCTCATCTCAAAGATTTAAAAACAAAACCATCACCGGGTCAGAAAAAAATAGAACCTGCTACTTTAGGACAAAGAGCTACCAGAAAAGCTAAAAGAAAAATTACAGCCGTGGCAGGTTTAACAGGAGCTGCAGGATATTTAGCTTTAAATGAAAGACAAAAGAAAAGATTAAAAGAAACCGCTAAAGCTAATAGGGAAAAAGGTTATTATCAAGCACTTGTTGATTTAGTTGTATTTGAAGGTAAAAAGAAAAAGAAAAAATCATCAAATAATAATAAGTCAGCTAAACCAAAAGGCGAAATGATAAGCTATAGTGCATTAAATGCAAATAAAAGTAAAATAAAGAAACCCCTAAAAAAACCAAAAGAGATTGATAAGATAGGTACAGTTAGAGTGCCACTAAGAAAACCGAAAGGCATGAAATGATTGTTAAAGCATGGTTTATAGTAGCCATAATGTCTGGTGTATATACAGACGGAACTAAAGATATATTTATATTTCAACATCCCGAAGACCACGGACATTTTCATAATGCAGCTATGTGTCAAAAGTTTATAGGAGACCATCCTTTTAAAATAGCTAAAGCATTAATTAGTACATACGGCAAAAGACCGCCAGAGCAGATTATGTGTGTACCAGAAGAGACTGTAAGACTGTTCATGGAAGAGGGTGGTAAACGAGGAGAGCCAACCTAGTGTTATACGAACCTACCTGCGAAATATGTGGCAGTCACATTGAAGATGATAGATGTGAAGTGTGTGAGCATACTGGTGATAACGGTGAATGGGTAAAGGAAGTTATAAAGGATAAAGATGACTCCAGAAACACTTGATAGATGGCGAATATTACCAAGACTTATGATGTTAGTTATGACGGGCGTTTACATACGCTGTATAGAATGGGCTTTGAGTCAGCCAGAGTTGACCACCCAACAAGCAGGACTAATATCCGTAATTACTGGGGCGATGACTGGGAGTTTCGCCATATGGATGGGAGCAGAGAAGTCCGAACCCAAAATAATGGAGAGGGAAGAGAGATGATAAGATATTTGAAAAGGTTATGGTGTGCCTTACTGAATAAAAAATGTTCAGATACATGCACATGCAATGAGAATGGTTAGAAATTATAAACGTGAATATTCGTTAAGTGGTGGTAAACCAAACGAAAAGAAGAACAGAGCTTCTAGAAATAAAGTTAGACGAGCGTTAACACGAAATGGAACAGTGCGTAAGGGTGACCGCAAAGACATAGACCACATAGATAAGAACCCTAGAAATAATGCACCACGAAATCTACGAGTAATAAATCGTAGTAGAAATAGAGCAAGAAAATGATAGGCACATTACTGAGTTCTGTATCTAGTTTAGCTTCATCTTATATTGAAGGTAAAACAGCGATACAAAAAGCCGAAGCTACTATTCGTATGAAAGAAGCAACAGGTGAGATTGATTGGGACTTAGCTGCTATGAGGGCATCCCAAAGCTCGTGGAAAGATGAATGGCTGACTTTACTTTTCAGTATTCCTCTAGTACTGAGCTTCATGGGTGAGTGGGGCAGGGGCATAGTAGCAGATGGCTTTACTGCACTTGCAGGTATGCCGCAGTGGTATCAGATAGCGTTAGGAGCTATTGTATCTGCAAGCTTTGCCACACGGTCTGCCAGTAAACTATTTAATATGAGGAAGAAATAATGACAGCTAAATTTTTTGAACACAAAACTTTAGACAAAACTAAGAAAGCTAAAAAAGGCAAAAAGGTAGCAGGAGTTATCAAGGACGAAATGGTTGACCCTATACGAAAGTTTATTAAAGAGAGAAATTTAGATAAGTTAAAAAAGTCTTTACAGGAAGAATATATGAAATCGGTAAAGGATAGAAAAAAGTATAGTTGATGGCAAAATGGAGAGTACCAATGTTTAAATTATCACAGCGTTCATTTCAAAGACTGGTAGGAGTGCATCCTAAATTAGTAGATACAGTAAAGTTAGCTATAAAAAAATCAGATACAGACTTTGGTGTAATATTTGGTGTTAGAGATTTAGCCACTCAAGAGAAGCTTTTTAAGTCTGGAAAATCACAGACCATGAAATCTAAACATCTTATACAAGAAGATGGATACTCACATGCTGTAGACTTAATGGCATACGATTCTGGAGAGCCATCGTGGGATATAGTGGACTATGATAACATAGCAGACGCTATGAAAGCTGCGGCTCTTGAAACTGGAGCTAAAATTTGTTGGGGCGCAGCATGGCAAATAAAAGATATAACTACATGGGATGGCACAATGGAACAAGCCATGAACGCTTATATAGACCTTAGACGCTCACAGCAGCGCCGCCCCTTCATTGATGGTCCTCACTTCCAATTGTCAACATGAGTAGTAAGGGACGCAAAAAATCTGCAGGAAGACCTAAGAAGAAAGGGTCTATGACAGGTATGTCTGTAAAGAGTGGGGACAAGAGACCCACTAAGTCAGGCGCAGGCATGACAGCAAAGGGAGTTGCTAAGTATAGACGCAGAAATCCCGGTTCAAAGTTACAGACAGCAGTCACAGAAGACAAGCCTACAGGAAAACGTGCTGCAAGAAGAAGGTCTTTCTGTGCTAGAAGTGCAGGACAAATGAAAAAGTTTCCTAAAGCAGCAAAGAATCCAAACAGTAGACTGCGACAGGCAAGAAGAAGGTGGAAGTGTTAATATGGATAAAAATGGAAAAAAATATGGCTACTCTTCTGTAGATAATATAACAGGAAAGAAGTTTAATACAGACTCTCTATTTAATTTTAATCCTACTAAAAGTAAAAAGGATTCATTGTTTGGTGGTGGTATAACAGACCCATATATGAATGTTGCAGGTGGTAAGCTACGACCTGATATACGAAAGAATTACATTGGTATAAAGTTTAAAAAAGAGTTTAAGAAAAGATGACAAGACAACTTACAGAAAAACAACAGAAGCTATTAAATGTTTTATTTGATGAAGCAGGCGGTAATGTCACTATAGCAAAAAAGATTGCAGGATACGCAGATACATCTAGCACTGCGGACATTGTTAAAGGTTTGAAAGATGAGATACTTGAAGCCACACAAATGTGGATGGCACGTAACGCACCAAAAGCTGCAATGTCAATGACAGGAGCTTTGTTAGAACCTACAGAGCTAGGCATAAAAGAAAAGATGACAGCAGCAAAAGAGATACTAGACAGAGTTGGTTTAGTAAAAACAGAGAAGATGCAAGTAGAAGCAACAGGTGGTGTGATGCTCATGCCACCAAAAGCACCAACAGAAGATGATGACTAGAAGTATTGGCAAGTGGAAGTTACCACAACCAACAGATATAAAAGAAGATAATGAGTGGATATCTATACCACGTATTGCCAGAACTATACCTTTCGGTTATGTACAAGACGAGAATGACCCTGACGTTTTACGACCTGTACCCGATGAACTAAATTTGCTAGAAAAAGCAAGAACATATGTAAATCAATATTCATATCGACAAGTAGCAAATTGGATATCAACTCAGACAGGACGCTACATATCACATGTAGGATTACGAAAGCGGTTAGAGAATGAGCGACAACGTAAGAACCAAGCTAAAGGCATTCGCCAGTGGGCAGACTATGCGGAAAAGGCAATCGCCAAAGCGAAAACCCTTGAAGAAGAAAGAACAGGCGCAAGAGCAACAGGTTAAGATAGAGGAAGTTTCATATGAAACAAAGTCTATTGAAGAGAATGCAAATGTTTTGTTTAAGCCCAATGAAGGACCTCAAACAGATTTCTTAGCTGCAAGTGAACGAGAAGTTTTGTATGGAGGTTCAGCAGGGGGTGGAAAGTCATACGCAATGTTGGCAGACCCACTACGCTACATGGGACATCCTTCATTTAGCGGACTTTTACTGCGACACACCACAGAAGAGTTAAGAGAACTTATATTTAAAAGTCAAGAACTCTACCCAAAAATATGGAAGGGTATTAAGTGGTCAGAGCGAAAGATGCAATGGACTGCTCCATCAGGGGCTAGATTGTGGATGTCTTATCTTGATAGAGATGATGATGTACTACGATATCAAGGTTTAGCATTTAGTTGGATAGGATTTGATGAACTTACTCAATGGGCAACACCATACGCTTGGAACTATATGCGAAGTCGTTTACGTTCTACTGCTCCAGACTTACCCATCTTTATGAGAGCAACAACAAACCCCGGTGGTAGAGGTCACGCTTGGGTTAAGAAAATGTTTATAGACCCCTCTGGATACGGAAAGGCATTTGATGCAACCAATATTGAAACAGGAGAGGTATTACGCTACCCATCTGGACACTCTAAAGCAGGAAAGGCTCTCTTCAAAAGGAAGTTTATACCGGCAAGATTATCCGATAACCCATTCCTATCAAAGTCTGGAGATTATGAAGCAATGCTCCTCTCACTCCCAGAACAACAAAGAAGACAGTTATTGGAAGGGGATTGGGATATTAAAGAAGGGGCAGCTTTTACTGAGTTCAATCGTGACCTTCATGTTGTCGAGCCTTTTAATATTCCATCTAACTGGGTAAAGTTTAGAGCGTGTGACTATGGATATGGCAGTTATACAGGAGTTATATGGTTTGCTGTATCACCAAGTGAACAGCTTGTAGTATATAGGGAGTTATACGTATCGAAAGTATTAGCCACAGATTTAGCCGACATGATATTAGAAATGGAAGCAGGTGATGGCAATATTCGATATGGTGTTTTGGACAGTTCTTTGTGGCATAAGCGTGGGGATACTGGTCCTAGCTTGGCTGAACAAATGATTAGTAAAGGATGCAGGTGGAGACCGTCTGACAGAAGTAAGGGTAGCCGGGTTGCAGGTAAAAATGAGATACACAGAAGATTACAAGTCGATGAATTTACGGAAGAGCCACGTTTGATTTTTTTCGATACTTGTACAAATGTTATCTCTCAACTGCCCTCAATCCCACTGGACAAAAAAAATCCAGAGGATGTAGACACAAAAGCAGAAGACCACTTGTATGATGCGTTAAGATATGGTATAATGTCAAGACCACGATTTAGTATATTTGACTATGACCCTATGGGTAGACCTTCAACAGGTATGCCTGTAGCCGATTCAACATTTGGATATTAATATGGCAGAAGAAAAAAACGAAGATGT